CTGGGAACCTGTGGAAGTCTCCCCAGTGAGTACATGACCCTAGGACCCTGTGTCGCAGTGCCTAGGTAATTACACCCACATTGTGGGCGCCACAAAGTTGCTTCACCGCAACCAGTCCCGCAAATTGCGGGGTGAAAACTCCCGCAAATTGCGGGGTGAAACTCCCGCAAAATGCGGGACGACCTATGTACAAGATCGGCTACGCCAGCCACTTGGCTGGAATGGACGTCGCCAAATCGGCACCGTGCACGTCCACGGTACCTATGTGGCACATCGTTGCCCACTCGGCGTTAGTGAAGTCACCAGCTGTGCAGCGCAGCAGCCTCTTCCACTTAGACGAGTCACCGCCCTCAAACTCGGGCATTTCGACACGTGCGGAAAGTTTGGTATTAGCTTCTGGCACTTCCCCATGGACAGCCAGATAATACTCTTTCATTACTCCCGCATCGATATCACAACCCCCAGGGTTGTCGTTGAACATGGCGGATAGGAACGCGTGCATGGGCTCCACTCGGCTGAAGCCCTTGCCCAGTTCGGCCGCGAACAAACGTATGCATGTTCTCAGCTCCCCTGGTGTGACTTGAGTGGTCGTCCATGACTTCGTCTTCAGAAAACGCTTGGTTTCTGGAGTCATAACGACTTGCGCCCCGTCATACACGCACTCGCCATTACACAACAACGCCTCGTACCCGACAAATCTGGCATAGTCATCGCCAGTCGTGGCTTTCCATACGAGCTTGGGGCTCCAGCCCCACCGCACGAAGAATTCAGCCACAGGGCATTTCTCGCCGTCTTTGGCCCAGATCTCCTCTTGGAACCGGGCTAATGTGTCGTCGCCCTCAAAGGCGAACATACACATATAGTTCTGACGCGAGTAGTTGCCATTGCGCAAAACCATCTTTGCGTCACGAGGTGAGACGTAGAACATCTTGGCACCTCGGAAACGCAACAATGATTGTAGGGCGCTCATGACGTGGTCTGGGTCGACCAAAAAGCAAAACCACGCCACAAGGTTCTGCAAGAAGTTACCGGAACTGGTCAGCCTGTCGCCACTTTCACGCATGGTTTGTGGCAGGATGATCTTCCTGGTCTTCTTCTCACCTGTGGCGTCCGTATAGCTCATACGCCAAGTCGCCGTCTTGTCGCGGTCATTGACGACGCGCTCGAACAACAGAGATCCTGAGTCTTCGACACCAATGAAGTGTGCGATATGTCGGAAAATCTCTTGCTCGAATTGTTTGAGTGGAGCTGAAATACCAAATTCGAAGGCCTTCAGGTCATTCTCCACCCAGCGCGCACCCTTGCGCATGCTCGACATGTTTGTGACGATGTTCTGGATCGCTTCACGCTTACCGCGTGCCTTTATGGATGCGTCCTGCAGAACATCAAACAATACATGATCGAATACCCATGCTACTTTAGCCAAGGCGTACAGCCGCACCTCGCCATGATTGGCGATGGGCCGTGGTTTGTCCTTGCTAGAAACCTCAGCCTTGACGAAAGCCTTAATGACGGTGTCGAAGCCGACTGTGTCTGACTTTAACACGACGTTCATTGCTTCCGTCTCGGCCCTCATTGCCGCTTCATGGCTTAGCTTTTTGGGTAAGCATGTGTCTCGCACGCTATCTAGACCGCGGAGCGCTTTCTTGCAGTGGCCCATGGTGAACACGTGATCCTTCAGCCCTTGTAGCAAGATATCACGTGTTTTGGCTTCCGTAACACAGGGATTGTGCTTTCCAATACCAATGTTCCGTTTGTCGTGGGCCGCCTGCAAGTTTGCCGGGTTGTTTGAGTGCAAATAGTTCGGTTCTGTAGAAAGTAGTGGGAAGCGGGCACGCGCTTGACGTGTGCCCTTTCCCTCAACCTCCTCTTCAGGATGCTTATCCATCCTGGGCAACGAACCATCCGTCGCTGTGGTGATGCTGCGCAAAACTCCGCCTTCCACGTAGGCGCGTTGTTGCTCTTCCACAGCCGTAGCAGTTACTGCGTCCGCCACTTTGTTGGTGGGCGCAGGCGCGGGTGCTGGACTCCCAGCGGTCGCGGCTTGGTGGTTCTCGGCACCGGACGCATCGCCGTTGCTTTCCCCGTTTGGAGTGACTTTTGGAGATTTCGGCGTTAGCCGTTGGGCTCTCGCTGGGCCCATTTGCGCATCATACGGTCGCCAGGATGTTGGCTTCCGTATCGCCGATGGTTTCAGGCACGTGACAAGGCACCACCAAGACAAACAAGGTGGCTTGTGAACTTTAAACGTGAGTTCATCCAGCAATGCCGCGTGCCCGACGGTCAGATACGCCCTGCGACGGAAAGGGTCCGTCTCTGCGCACTCCAGGTTCACAAGTTGGAGGTCCGCACATGATGGTTTGATGCCCCATACCAGGCTGCTCTGATGTTTCTGAGCGAATCCTGTGGCATCTGCAACCATGCTCGTCGGCAAGCAAATATACTTGGGTATGTTGTAGTTTGGCGTCGCCACCCAGTCGTCGCAACGAGGGCAGTGTGCCGTAACATACATCGTCCGACGCATGTGGTCATCTGCGCTGCGTGGGCAGCTCAGGAACTCCAACTCAGCAACATGACAATTTGCACACACCGCGGGGAATCGCTGCCCGAAACGAGTGCTGAACATGTTGACTGGCCAAATACGTAGCGTGAGATAGTCTCACGAAGGCTGTGGCTTGCCTTTCCACTTTGGTAACTCTCAGTGACACAGTGCACCTTGAGC